TGGTCTTAGAGGGTTTTTAGAGGCACTTAAAGATAGCAGCAGAAGAACCTCTTTAAAACCCTTTTTAAAACCATTCTTAAAACGATAACAAACGTTATCAATAAGACAACAATAAAAGACCCTTTTTAAAAAAGCTCTTTAAATACTTTTAAATACACTTTAATCACGGCTGTCAAGAGCGTATGCCACTTAGAGGCCACTTTTAAAAGTGGCTGTTCTTGACGTATCAACCAAAGGGGGTGGTTAACCTCTGGCTGTTCTTGGCGTATGACCCACCGTGTGGATTGGACCAAACAGAGAGAAATTCCAGATTCACCTAGAGCTTGACCGCAAAACGTATTGGAACTTGGTGATCGACGCAGCAACCAAGGAACAACACCCCGAGGAGTTCCTAGAGGCGTATCTCAACACAGCGTGGGGTCCTACTGAATCAGAAACGCTCTGAGAGGCCCCTAGGAGCGTCTGTAAGGCCCCTCTAATCCCTTTTAGGTACTCTGACCCCTAAAGAGGCTTTCAGGGGCCTTGTAGGCGATCCTCGAGGGACTTACGAATCGAGCCAGTTAGCACCGCCTATGGATGCCATAGAAGCTCTTTGAAGGTCTTCAAGGCTTGTTGCGTATCCAATGGCATCGATTGAAAGACCCCCATCTCCTTGGATAAACTTTCTCTCCAGCTCCCACTGTTCGGCTAACCGTCTATCCATTGCTTGCTTTTCCGTTTGGGCCATGGACTCCGTAAAGTACTGGACAGCCATTGCCAAAGCATCCAGACGGTCATCATGACGGATACTGTTCTTCTCCTTAGTAATACGGGTGAGCTGGAAGAAGAGTTGGTATTGGCTACGAGTTTCGCTTGGGTAGCACTCAGTGGAGGCGAGGTCGTTAGTGATTACGTCCGTGTCGACCATCAACCGGTGTTGATTAAGGACAGGCTCAAGGGTGTCAATAATCCTGACTTCTTTCTGTTTTGTGTGTCGGACCTCTTCAACAGAGCAGGGGTAAATCACTCCGAGGTAACGTTTCAAAAGCTCCGAGAACATCCCGAGGCCGAGGTTGCTTTCGACCAGTATTTGTTTGACCTTAAACTCTTTAGCCAAGAGGGAGAGCTTTTTAAGATTTGCTTCGCTGTAACCGCCTCGAAGGCCACCGCTAGCGAGAAGGAAGAGGTTGCCGTTCAAGTAGGCGACTATTGCGTAACCAAGCTCGTCAGAGCCGCGTCCCGAGGGGTCAACAGCCAGAACAACCCCGGTGTAATCCAGAAACTCAGAGCCAATCTGGGCAGGCTTGTAGAACAGATCGCCGTGAAGGCCAACAGAAGGAAGGTCTAGGGCTTTATCGCCGTTAGCCATCCAAACAACTTTGTCTGGACCTTTCTCGCGGTTCAGGCGGAACACACAAAGGTCTTTGAGCTTGAGGGGAAACCGTTCCTCGTCGCTTAGAGAGATGTCAAGGAGGAACTGAAGGTTGAACGTCGATTTACCAATGGAAAGCTGACGGGCTTCTAGTTCATCCCAATCAAAGCGCTTGGGGTCTACAGGGTGTCCAGCAAGACTTTTGTCTTCATCAAGGTCCGCTTGGAGTTTGGGGGCTAGACGATCTCCGTAGTAGTTAGAGCGCTTTTTAGACGTGGGGTACAACGCAGGCCAAATACGGCACGAGTAACCAGCCAGCTCGAGCTTTGCGTAAATGCTGTCTTGGGTGTGAGGGGTTCCAAGGAACACGATCTCACCACCAGGTTTAATCACCGAGTCAAACTCTTTGATGGATTCCCGGAGCTTGTCTCGAATCAGCTGGGTTTCACAGGACTGGGGTGTTTCAACGTCATCAGCAACGATGAGATCAGCACGGCTTCCAGTGATTTGACCAAAAATTCCGCTTGATCGGACGCTGGGTGATTGATCTGGTTTTGCCCCGTAAACATCAAACGCAACCTTGGAAAACCGCTGGGTGTCGCTTGGAAACAGATCTTTGACCATAAACCAGTTTCGAAGCAGGTCATGGCAAAACACACTGAACGCATCTGCACGATCTTGAGCTGCAGAGATCACCAGCACCTTAGTGTCTGGGTTCCTCCGTAGCCGCCACAGCACATAGCCAGCCGTCAGGAACGACTTACCGCAGCCCCTGTACGCCATGATGATCCGCCTGTCAGGACCGTTTTGCAGGTAGTCCGCAAGCTGGTATTGAACTGGAGTTGGGCTTGGAAGGCGTAGGTAGTGCCAAAGGTGAGTAGCAAAGACAGGAAAACTGGCTACAGCTTCTTGAATTAACTGCTCTGTTTGCTTACTGGTCCTTGGCATCTCGAGCCCACTTGAATACTTGACTCAAGTTATTCTGCAGGATCATATTCATCTTGACGAACTCATACGTCATCTTTTCGAGGTCGTCTCGAGAGGCGTTAGGGAGTTCTCGCCGTATCCGTTCTGCCCGTAGAGATTGCTCTAAGGAGAGATTGAGATTGGGCATAGGAGGCAGTTCATCCATTGTTCGATGACAAACTCACGCTCCTCACAATAGTCAGGTCGACTCTTAAACCACATTTTCCAGTTATTACTTCCTTTTTCGTGGTTACAACGCTTACAAGCCGGAACGATGTTGGTTGCTAGATCCTCACCACCTTTGGTTTTGGGGTGAATGTGATCAAGAGTCAGCTTGTCGCTTTTGGTACCGCAATAGGCACATTGACATCCAAAAGCTTCTTTAATTGATTGTCTCCATTGCTTGACTGCTTCTCGCCGTTGTAACGCTTGAAGATTAGCCATAGCAGCATCTGGCGTTAGATACACAAAAACCCCAGCTGGCGAACGAATCACCATACCGGGGTTCTTGCTTGGTACATATAGGGTTGTATCCCTATGCACCAATATAGCTTCTAACTTTCTTGATATCGACTTCTGGCAGTGCAGAAATCATTTCAGAAATAGCGCTAACGTCACCACCGTTAAGAGCAGTAATACCCTGATCTTTCAGGAACTTAATGGCGTTAGCAAGGTCAGAAGCTTTTACGTCATCACGATTCAGTTGATCAATCAGCTTCGTCGCCACCAAACGGTGAAGAGAATACAGATCATCTTCTGAGGCGAGACCTTCAGTCTTATTTAGAGACTTTTTTGGAGAAGCTGCCATACAAAACACGGAATGCCTTCAACCCCAATTGTACGAGGCTGTTTTCACTCAATTTAGAGACACCGATAAGTTCAGACAGAACAAACAACAGTGACCACAGTGCTGCTTGGACAGCGGGTTCTGAGAAGTCCATGGTAATTAGGACGGGTTCTCAATCAAAATAGCCCACCCAGTTCCTGGTCCCTCTACTTCCCACCTTTTGTTCCAATTCTTTTGCGTATAAACCACCTCTTTACCTTTGCTGTGATTGGTATAGCCTCCACGGACCATATCGGCTTCACCATTAGGGTCGTGATGTATCCAAACACCGTCTTGATACCCAATAACAACAGAATAGTGTCCGCCACCGCTAGGAGCCCCTACAGGGCCTTTGTGTAGCCAGCCGACTACAACAGGCCTACCTGCGTCTAACTCGCGTCTGAGGAGCTCTGGGGTGCCGTTCTGGACGAATTTAGCGCGTAGTCCAAAGTAGTCAAGGGCATCTAGCTGAGCTTGAGCATTGGTTGAGTCTCCGTAGCGCTTCCTGACGAGGTTGTATTCATCATCGCTTTTGACCTTTTTGTAATACCGAGCAACCATTGCACAGCTGGAACTGAAGCACTCCCTCCAGCCTTGGCCGCTTTTGTTATCTAATTGATATTCATATGGAACCTTTAGCAGAACCCCATGGTTTTCGTTAGGCAGGGTGTTCTTAGGACCTGACCGCCACAAATCAGAAAACTTTGCCAAGATCCCTTCAGGAATGTGATCCTGCAAGAAATCAAGAGCAAAGTTTTGGTGATCTTGGTTGTTGTAATACTTAGCTACGTCACGAAGAGAGATTTCGGCCATTGATCAAGATCCGGTCAAGCTTTTCGTCAATATGTTGAACCTGCTTGTCAATCCTGTCAATCATTGGCATTAAGTCATCCTTACGGACAAACTCTTTATGAACCGTAATCTCAACGTTATCAATACGGTGATCTAATTCACCAAGTCGACGGGTAGACCAAGCAAAGACGCCGCCTCCAATAGAAGCAGCGCCTAGGAACAGCGATAGGACGAAAGCGGGATCCATTACGCTATCCCGTTAAAGCCTTTCTTCATCTTGTAAGCCAGTTTTACGTCAATTGAACCTTGACGGTATGGATGGCCTTGAGGAAGACGTTTTGTTTCGCCTGTTTGAGGCAACGTAGGACCAGCACCTGTTGGCTTTTTGGGCTGCTTAGGGATCTCAAATGAAGGCATGATTACTTACCTTTAGGGACACAGTTAGGGACGGGCTTACCGCCCTTTTTCTTCATTCCAACCATTTCATATCCTTTCCAGCAGGGACCCTTCTTTTTGTCAGCCATAATTACCTCACTTCATCTTTGTGGTGTAGGTCCGACCACGCCAGTCAAATTGCTTTTGACCAGCTTTACGAGCTTCAGCAAAAGCAGCGTCAAAGGATTGAGCGCGAGTCATGCCATCTTGAGGGTTTCTAGGCAGGTTCTTAGGCTCTCTAGAAATCCGCTCACGAGTCTCTTGCATCTTCTTCTGCATTTCAGCAGACAGTTCACCAGAAGCCAATCCACGAGGCTTGCTGACTTCGTAAGCAGCAGCTAGAGGGCCATAACGACGTACAGCATTGATAACGTTTGCAACATCACCAATGATGCTCAAACCAGATCTCTGAGGGCTTCTAGCAGCTCCTGAGGGGGTTACAGTGCCAGGCATATTGGCCCGAGGAAGACGAGCCGTTTGAGTAGGACGAGCGTTACCACTGGGAGTCTGGGTGCGACCGCCTCGTTGAGTGGCTCCTTGACCTTCAGGAGCGTAGCGACCCGCGTTACTGCGAGTCTGACCACCGCGTTTGATTGGCATGGGACTTACTTGGTTTTATAGCCTTTATTCATTTTGCCTCCTTTTTGGATTTGAGGCTTGCCAGCAGCTTTTGCTTCCTTAGACCAGCGCTTAGCGATCTCAGGATGCTTAGCGTACATATAACGCATTTGCTTTTCGGAGCTGAACGGCATGATGGGCTTAAAACAATTCTTTTATCAGCTTATTGAATATCTCTTTAATTGGATAATTACGGAATGGAGAGATGCAAAAACCACAGCAAATTTAAATAAAGAAATACGCAAATACCACGAAGCGGCTGAAGAGTTAGACCCCCAGCCGCAAGCAGAATTTAAGGAAAATGGCGTTTTTGGAGAGGAGGGGTGGTACATCGAAATTTCCCACCCAGCTTTTACTTCCCCTGACCTCGATAAGCCTTCTGACCCCGTTTAGGTTTGCTGTTTTTGCTAGTACCCTGTTTGGTTTGCTTGGGTTTAGGGGGCAGCTTTACAGGCTTACCGCTAATTGTCTTCCTTACCACGGGACCCCAGAAGCAGAGACTGGCGTAATTTTCAGATTGATTTGCTGTTGAAGTGCATCTTCAATCTCTTGGACTTTTTCAGGACCAAACTGATTGGCAACCCAAGAGGCAACGGTAAATTCATCAAGTTGAGCAAACGGAATCATTGCGTCTGGATCAGCAGGCTCAAGACCAATAGAACCGTAAGCACCAGCAGAGTAAAACTGGCCGTCAGCATCCTTTTGATCAGACACGGCAGTAATCGTGTAATGCACCGTGCTAACCATGCCGTCCGAAATGTTGCGTTCCATATTCGCAACTTTCCAAGAGTAAGTCGTAGCCATGAGTTTGAAGATGTTTCTGAAATAGTTTAAAAGGTTTGCAACCAGTTGGAACAGGGCCGGTTGCCCGCCTGGGTCAGTAGTGAGTAGGACTTATGGCTCTAGCGCAGTAACACGAGCCTTCAGGGATTCGATTTCAGCCAACGCTTCCTGCAACGCAGCCGTCAGCAGAGGCACCAGTTTGGACTGGTCAATGCCTTGGTAGACAGGATTACCTTCGTCATCCACTTCATCTTTGGTGCCAGTGACGCACTCAGGAACAACAGCTTGCGCTTCGTGAGCGATGAAGCCATCAACCGTGGTGTCAGGATCCGCGATGAAGTTAAAGCGGTGAACCTGAAGTTGATTAAGGCGATCAGCAGCGCCGGTCAGCGGGATAACGTTTTCTTTGAGGCGGTAGTCGGAGGAGGTGCTGTAAACTGTCGATGAACCACTGGTAGAAATACTTCCAACAGCGCCGTTTGTATTGTAGAAGTTAAGATGCGTAGTGCTTGCTGTTGTAGCGCGAGAAGTATTGACTCGTCCATCTGCTATTGCTACGCCATTAGCAGCACCTGTCGGAGCAGATGCAATACCAAAATAGGCGCTGCCATCACTCACAATCCTCAGCCGCTCCACCGGGCTACTCCCAGAGTCTGGCGTAGTGGAGAACACTAGGCGCGACGGTTTATCACCTGCGGCATGATCCAGATCTGCTTCGCAAGTAATGCGACCGCACTCTTCGTAACTGCCGCCATCGTTGCCAAACCAAGAAATTCTGCCGAGTTGGTTGCCAGCTACCGCCGATGCATCATTACGGGCAAGCGTAAGTTCTGCACCAGAAGCATCTACTGCTTGTATTAGGCCAGAGCTAGCAGTCGAAGACGTGCCAACTAACAGCCTGCCCGATGCGTCGATGCGGGCGCGTTCGCTGTTCTGTACAATAAAGCTTAGTGGATGCGCACTATAAGAGCCTACTGCTATCTCGCCACTTGTGTAAGTAAATAAACCATCTTTCGCGCCTGTTGGATCTAATATTTGTATAGACGGATTAGAAGAAGTAGAGCCTGTTGTACGCACTCTAAGTGCAATTTGAGCTGTCGTTTCAACATGGAGAGGAGTACCAGGACTCGTAGTGCCAATCCCTACCGACCCTTCAACAATGAGTCCATTGGTAGGAGGCGTTGATCCCACATACGAATTGCCAATCATGGCTTGCTTGATAGCCGTTGATCTGGCAGTGCCACCATTAGCAACTAAAACGTATCCGCCGCTTGCGCCATCAATTCGCAATCCTTCAGCGGTTGCAGTTTCAACAACGTGCAGTTTTGAGACGGGGCTACTAGTCCCCAGACCTAAGCGGCCACTGGAGTCAATAACAAGACTGTTGACGGGTGCGCTGCCGTTGAATTGAACTGCAGGCGTGGTGCTATTACCAGCACCAAGGTGCATTAGTGTGCCGGTTGATGTGATTCGGAGGCGTTCGGTGCCGCCATCATTCCAGATGTAAGTACCTCCGTAATAGTTGGCGACAGAGCGATAAGTACTTGCTGCTCGGTCGTACGAAAGCAGCAAATTAGTATTTGCAAGCGAGGTTTGGTCTACTTCGTATCCAACGCCGGACGAAACAACGGCAAATTTATTCTGAGGACTCT